TGCGGCGAAATCTAAACTAGTCTGCGGCTAATCGATCACAGACCTCATGACCACGCTCTTTAATTGCTTTGACTGTCTCAACCTGCTCTTTGGCGCCAATGAATTCCTGCTTAATAAACGCCAGCTTCGATCTAAATATTTTGGTTTCATTTTGGAATACCCAACGATCACCATGCGGCGAGCGCACCGCTATATATCCAGCCCTTTGCATACGATGACCGATCTTGCGCGGCGACTTGAGCATGCCTGCTATTTCTTCGCGGCCATCGAACTGTACATGTAACATCTCAGCCCCAAAGACAACGAGTGGGCGGCCTAGAATATCAAGGGCTTGGGACACGGCATCTTCCGGTTCGTTCCATGTATTCGCTACCGCTTCCCATCCAGCAGTTTTCTCCACCTGCCCCTTAGAACTAAAGCCGCTCAAGTCTCTTTCTCTAAGCCACGTTGCTACATGGGCACCGCCGCCGCGCTCAAACCACCCAAACAGCCGCTCAAAATAACTAGGGTCATTATCCTTCTCATGCCATCGTTGCGGCAGCGAGGAATGCATAATGAACATGCGTCGATCTTCAGGTGGTATATACATCGCCATCCAATCATTGGTTGTTATGAATACCCTTAGAACATTGATCACATAACGCAGTTTCTGATATTTGTCGTTCAGCGGTAATGTATCAGGCGGCGCAACAATCATCGGTTTAAGAATATTATACATCGATGAGGCGTGGAATTCATCCTTCGAAGGCCGCACCTCGTCAATCGTAAGCATCAGAGTTTGTAGCCAAGGCTTATAGGGCGAGAATAATTCATCAGGGTCAACACCCTTACAGTTCCAAGAACCAACAGCCGCCTTAACCGGCCACAGCGCAGCATCCTTACCTATGCCTTGTGTTCCTGATAGAACTATGGCGGCATTACATTTGTCTTCAGGAAACTGTACCATTTGAGCACAATAGTCAAAAAAGTATTCATGCTCAGCCTTATGAGGCCAAAGCTTTTTAATATGTTCGATCCATGGGCCAGCCTGTTGAGGATCACCGTTCAAGATCGGTGGGGCTTTGTATTGGTTATAGATTCGACGACCAGCTGCCGGATAAAATCCATCACGATCAATAAACCAGTTCTTAATAATCTTTTCTCTACCAGGCCACCAAGTAGAATTTTCTACAAATTGATCATTCTCCACCCTCAATATATCTTTACTCGGCGGCACCAATCGCTCACGCCGTTGTCTCGGCCTACCACGCCGCGCAGCACCATCATCCGGCGCATCATTCTCATCAACAACAACACGCCAATATTCCAACGGTATCGAGGCGTCCACCGCTTTCTCAGAGTGCAACGTGCCATCTCTTAAATCCCAAAACGCCTCTTGCGATTTGTCGAAAACATAATCTTCTGGTCTAGCCAACCTGCGCGCATCATCGATCTGTGCTGCCAATTCCGCTTCTCTGGCGGCTGTTCTTTCTTCAATTGTAGTCATCTTTATTCTCTGGTGTACCTTCAATCAGCGGTAATCCGCAAAAGCAGCAATAATGAAAACCATTTTCTATTGGGCGGCCATAGTCCATTATAAATATTTCGCCGCAAATAGTTTTCCAAACATCGCCATCCGAATCTTCATCTTCAGACCAAACACAAACCCTCACCAATTTAGATTCGGCCATATTAACTCTTTAGCTGCATTACCTTGACCAATATCAGCATCGTAAACAAAGCCGTGGCCTTGTTATATTCAGCATCAAAAACCGATATGATGCCGATGATTAGAATGGCCATGTGTGCTATAAAAAATACAGTGCCCAGCAAAACAATAAATGTTTGGGTTAAGTTATTCATTTGTTTTCCCTCTGAAAATGTCTATCATTTCTGCATAGGCGGCTTGGCTTGATTGATTAGAATTCGCATTCATCATATCGTAAGCCGCAAAGTAAACTCGGCCCAATTTTCGAAGAACAGCGGCCACTTCTAAATCTTCAGGTGTGCGCGCATTTTCTTCGAAATGCACTATGAGACGATCAATTTTGTTGATATACATCCATGCCACCGGCTCTTGCTCTGTCTGCGCGAGTCTGGCTTCCAATTCCTCAATGCGCTTCGCCATACGTTGCTGTTCTTCAACCATGACTGCCATTGCGTCCCAATCTGGATTAAAGTCATTCTTTGTCATTTTTCCTTTTTCCTTTTAAATTCTTAGGTATTTTTGGCTTGGGACACCAACCAATGCATTCGTCAGACCACACCCCGATAATACAAACGCCGCCCGGATTTAACAGCAGCATGCTAGTGCCGCGCGGCGGCGGATCAACATCAGGGTCACGAAAATAAAGTTGGTCTGTTGTAGCTTGTTGAAACTCGATCATTGCGCCGCCCTCTCCAATTCCTCAATCGCCATATCGTTAATCCATTCCGTTAATTCGCCCCAGCCACGATCAGCACAGTGGCCATGATGGCATCGAAAAGCCCCATAAAATTCATTCTCAGGTGCCGGTTCGCGGATAGCCGCGCCGGTATCGGCGGCTGCTGTATGATCCGAAACCCATGGGCAAGTTATCTCTGACCAGCCTGATGGATCAGGTTCATGCCTCTTTAGCATATGGCGTTGTTGTAGAAATTTATAGGCTGCCATGAAGCCGCGATTGCGCTCGATGGACTCTTCTGTGGGTAATCTTTCACGAGTAAATCTGCGGCCATTAATTTGCAGATTGAAGCCTTTGAGCAGTTCGTCAATCGTGTATCGTCGATCACTGAGCTCAAGTAATCGAACAGTCCACCCACCATAGGCTGGCTTAGCATTTTGGAACGTAGGAATGCGCCCAACACGCGTAACACCCGACATACCCGGATCAGCACCCAATAATTTCCCGGCGATAAACGAGCGAATAACACCGTCAAATCGAGCAGAATCACGCTCAGGCTCAGATAGCAAATACCACCATTGCTCATTACCCGGCGAAGTCTCAACACGTATCGAAGGCGGCAAGGCGGCCACCGCAGCGGGGTCAACCTTCGTGCCAACATCGTCCACCATTAATGCCCGGCCAGCGGAAAAAGTTTCGGTGCGGCGGCGGAAAGAATTATCACCAGCGCGGCCAAAAGAGGCCACAGTTACATAAGCATTCCACGACTTAGGCATATCAATATCTCTATCAAGATGCCAAGGGCGAGGCCGCCAAGCAGCTGGGCCAACCTTATTTGGATCACCGAAAAAGCCGCACAAGATCAATCGTTCTTCGCGGGGCAAATCTTTACCGAGCGCGGCTAAAAACAAATCGGCATCGTCCATCTCAATTTCCTTTCTAAGTTTTAAAAGTTTATGATTCTGAGGCTTTTTGGGATTTTAGGAATGGTTCAAAAAGCTGCGGTTATATAAAATCGAGCATTTTCTAAAAAGAAACAAAAATAATGCTTTGCTTTTTATAGATTATCCATCATAATTGCTCTGTAGTCACCGATGTTAATAACTTAGAAAGGAAATTATATGTATGACGAAAAGCCGCCATCATTGTTTGAATTATTCTGCTGGGCTATAGCACTCGGGCTTTTAGCCGGAATGCTGTTTGTTGCTTTCCATTTTAATCCGGCATAATTTATTTTCACAACCTTGGAGAATTGATAATGGCTAGTTTACCCATCTCAGCACTAACAACAACAGCATCACCAACGATGTCGAATCGTTATGTTCACGTCAATACCCGCGAAGTAATAAGCTTGATGGAGAATGAAGGGTTTTATGTAAGCGCATCCAAGTCAGCATCGCCCAAGAAGCGTGAATCATTATACACAAAGCATAGCATCGAATTCCGCCATAAAGACGCACCTATAATCGCCGGTGCTACCCCTCGGGTGGTATTTGTAAACTCGCACGACGGTTCGTCTGCGGCTATGGCGGTGGCCGGTATATTTCGATTTGTATGTAGTAATGGGTTGGTGGTTGGTAAGGCGTTTGAGAAAGTGCGTCAGCGCCACGCCGGTGATGCCGCTGTTGAGCTCATAGATCGGATGCGCGCTCTGGCAAAGAACAGCGATAAAATGTTTTCACAGATCGAAGCGTGGTCAAAGATCGATCTAAGCGCATCGAAGCGAATGGCCTTTGCGCGGCTGGCCGGTCAACTACGTTGGGGCGATTCGGGCATGTTTGAGCCGGAAGAAATCCTGAATGTTCGCCGGGCTGAGGATGATCGGGGTGACCTGTGGAGCACGTTCAATATTATTCAGGAAAATACAGTGCGCGGCGGCCTTATAGGGCTAAGTAGATCAGGCCGACAGGCTACTAGCCGCCCCTTAACTGATATCCACAGGGATATATCCTACAATTCCCAATTATGGCAGTTAACAGAAGAACTAGCCGGGTCATGGTAGCCTGAAATCCCCAGTAAATGCTGGGGTTTTTATTTATTTTCAAAAAAAGTAAAATAATGCTTTGAGTTTAAAGCATTTCCCAGGATAATTGATTCTGTAGTGAGGCAATGTTATAAACTTAGAAAGGAAATTAATCATGAAAGCAGCTCAAGTTAAAACAGCTAAAATGTCCGAGTTGATCGAGTTTTACAATCACTTTGCTGATCGTAAGATTAAGAAATTTCAAGATCGTGCTACTGCTGAGCGTCGTGTTCTGGAAACTATCGAAATGTTTCCTTCAATGGAAGAGTATCGTGACTGCCCCGATCTAGGGCGCGCAATGCCGCCTTCCGCTGACGCTGTTCGCTTAGACAACCCATGGAAAAAGCGTAATGAATCTGTTACAGATGATGAAAATTATTCTGAACCTTTAACTATTGGCCCAAAGTATCGTACAAATACAAAATACAATGCTGATGCTGATGCTTTCCGCGAAGCCATGGTCGCGGCTTTAGCTGAAACAGAAGAAAAGCCGCGCAAAGAAGCGAAATCAAAAGAGCCAAAGCTGGCCAATAATCGTAGCAATGCGATGAGACAATCGTGGGAAAATCCCAGTGTCGCATCCCTACGCGCAAGCCGCGTAGCAGTTAAAGTTTATCACAACGAAAAGCTTGTTGGCGAATATAAATCGGTTGCCGAGGCTTTTCGCAAACTTGCTCTTCCATTCGCAAAGCACATACAATTTCGCGGTTATTTGCGTCAAAATCAAGAGGCTATTATCAACAATTATCGCTTTGAGGTGGTGTGATAAACTCTTGAAAGGATTAAATCATGAGAGACAAAGATATATCAAATTTGGGCCGCTATGTTAACACCGGAAAAGTTTTAATCGGCAGTAATTACCAGCAGCGAAAATCTTACATGACCTATGAAGAAGAATTATTGCAGGCGGCCTTATTGGGGATTGAAGCACGCCCAGGGCTTTTTGATTACATAAGGCATTTATTTAGAAAGGATAACATATGAATGACGATGAACTGTTAGCATCACTTAAACCCGGGTCACTAGCCCATCAACTTTGGATATCATCACAAGCCATGACTAAAATTGAACCGAAACCAAAAGCCGAAAAGACCGGCGAACCGCGTCAAAAGATCGTAGCAGTTGAACCCGGTCAAGGCGTTTCAAATCTATACAGCGGCA